GAATCAAGAATAAGAAGCTTGGCGTAAGTCCTGGTGTGCCAGACTTGGCCGTAGTTGTGCCCAACACAGGAACACGACGAGTCTACGTAGAAACACTTGATAGCGATGATAGCGCTGATTACGACCAGCCTATTAGCCGTTTGGTATTCATCGAAATGAAACGCAGGAAAGGAGGTGTAACGTCAGAGAACCAAAAGAAGTGGATTAAGATACTCAACGAGGCCGGTGTTCAGACTGTTGTATGTAAAGGGTGTGATGAGGCTATTGCATTTATTGAGTTAATAACTAAACCATAATAGGTGTAAACGTTAATGATATGTGTGCACCTAAAAAGAAAGACGGTCATTTGCGACCGCCTTTTTAATTTTCCACAGGTGCAGCAAAAATCCCTAAAATATTTACAGAAGGTATTGACGTTTGACACTACCTTTGCTATACTAAAGACAGTCAAGAAGGAAGCGGCGCAAACAAATTACAAGGCGCGACAGCACAACACTCTGACTAGCGACTAAACTAACTCTCTCGAAAGGAGAATAAAATGGCAAAAATAATAGGCGAATACACGAAAACAGTTCACATCGTCGTTTATACATATTCTGGTACAGAAGTAAGAGAAGCGATAATTGTTGATAAACACACTATCGCAGTTATGGGCGATCGCCCAGTAAAACATCTTGTGACAGCAACTCTAGATAACTTGAAAGATTTAGGTGTACTAGAAGGACCGTGCCGCTGGATTAACCTTAAGAGAAAACAGTAGTAAATATCGCCTCGCCGGCGGCATTGTAGCCGGCAGAAAGGTCAAATGAAAAAAACTAAGCATATCTACGTTAAAATATCAGAGAGTGATCACCAGCAAATCGTCAAGCGAGCAACAGAGCTTAATTTAACCATCAGCGAGTATATTCGACGGTTGGTTCTGGTGGATATTGCGAAAGCTGAAAAATAGTGCTAAACTACGAGTGCTAGTTTAGTCGCTAGTTTGCAAGTCGCCCCTCAAAGGCGGCTTGCTTTATGTTATAATATCTCTAGAAATTGCGGATCGAAAGAGCCGCTTTTTTATTTGGAGAAATTATCATGGTATCCCGAAAAATAATGCGCAGGAACAGGCGAAATAGCAAGCAGTCTAATCGCAAAAACTCGAAGCAACAGCTCCGCGGGATTGCTAAAGATGATCCGAAAAAGTCAGCCGTCAAGTTATCAAAGCGGTTTGAACCACCTTCATCGGGTCAACCAACGAAATACAAACCAGAATACTGTCAACAGCTCATTGACTATTTCTCAATTGAGCCGCTGGAAGTCATTAAAGAACAGGAAATAACTGGCACCGAGGGCGGCAAGTACATCTCGCGCCGCCTGCCGCAACGTTTTCCGTGGTTTGAAGGCTTTGCAAGGAAAATCGGCGTTCACCGCAATACTCTGAAAAATTGGTGTAATGAGCATCCAGAATTCGCTGAAGCCTATGAAACCGCCAAGGATTTACAGCGAGAGTTCCTTGTGGATATTGGCTTGAGCGGTGCTACGTCGGCGAGCTTTGCTATCTTTACTATGAAAAATGTTTGCGGATGGCGAGATGAGCGAGACCTGAAGCTAAAGAAAGCAAAAGAGGAAGGCGATATTGATGACGACGAGCTCAAAGCAGCCATCTTTGAATAATCTCACCAGAGCGGATATTCTGCGACTTTGCGACAAATACTGGAATACTGACCGCGACAAGCTACGACGCTATCTACTGGCAATATTCAAGCGGCGGAAGAATATTCATTTATTCGGCTGGTTCATCGCGCGGCCATATTTTCCACTAGAAACACCGCCGTTTCATAAAGAGATATTAGACCTGATCAGCAACAAGGACAATCGACGAGTTGGCGTTATTGCGCCACGTGGTCATGCTAAATCGACTACAGTGGACATGACGTATCCGCTGTGGGCGGGATGTTTTAAGCAGGAAGAGTTTGTGGTGATAATCAGCGATACCTACACTCAGGCAGCTGAGTTCATCAATGCACTAAAAGATGAGTTTGAAGACAATCCGAAAATCAAGTGGCTATTCGGTGATATGAAAGGTGACGATTGGCAAGATGGAGAGTTTGTGCTAAGCAACGGCATTAAGTACGCCGCTAAAGGTTCTGGTATGAAAATCCGTGGTATTCGCCATCGACACACCCGACCAACGCTGATGATATTCGACGACATTGAAAATGACGAGAATATCAAGAGCGCTGAGCAACGCCAGAAATTGTATCATTGGTTTACCAAGGCGGCCATACCAGCACTGGCGAGGGGCGGGCGAGCTGTTATTATCGGTACGATTCTTCACTTTGACAGCCTCGTGAATAAGGTGATGAAGCAACAGGACGTTTTCAAGAGCTGGCAAACACGAGTATTTTACGCAATCACCACAAAGGAGGACGGTACTGAGCAGGCTTTGTGGCCAGAGCACCGCAGCCTGGAAAAGCTGAGGGCTATGCGAGATAATCCTAGTGATCAGGACTTCATTGGAAGCATTACTTTTGCGCAGGAGTACCAACACAAGCCATTTAGCGAAGAAGATGCCATCATCCAGCCTGATTGGATTAAAGAATGCGAGCCAAGTCAAGTACCGGGCAAGTATACGCGGCTGGCGAGGGTGCTGACAATCGATCCTGCCGCCAGTGAGCGCCAAACAGCCGATTTTACCGCTATGATTGTTGCCGATCTATATACTGATGGCAATGTTTATATACGTGCAATACGCAACCAACGAACCTCGCCGAGTGTTACTGCTAATACGGTTAGAGAGCTTGATGAAATATACAAACCGCAAGTTATCGGTATAGAGGAGGGCGCGCTGGGGCTGGTATTTCGGTATTTGCTGGAAGGACTGCCTGTCATGGGCTTGAAGCCCGATAAAGACAAGGTGCGGCGACTGCTGGCGGTGAGCCGATTCTTTGAGGCGGGCAGGGTATACACTGTGAAAAACATTCAGAACGGTCAGGCGTTTCGTGAACAGCTGATTGAATTTCCGAAGGGGACGCATGATGATATGGTTGACGCAGTGGCTTATGCGATACGGCTACTGTTAGTAGGGGGAGCAGATCAAGACTCTGATGGGTTCAATGAGAGCGGGGCGTATCACGAAAAAAGAAGCGCAGACGACGAGGATGAAGGAGATTGGTCGGATGATGATTATGTGATATAATCAAGCTATGAATTGCGGCTGAGTAACCGCAATTTTCTTTTGGGAAAGGCAGCCGCTGAAACAGGAGATAACCAGTGGCATTTTTTAATAGAATCAGCAACCAGCAGAAACCAAAAGACCTGACGGGTGAAATTGGTTTTGCGGGGGATATTGTTTTTGAAGGCTTTGATCGCGAGGAGTCACGAGTTGACGACATCAAAATTGAAGACTACCGCAAAATGCTTGATAACGACACGACCGTTGAAGCGCTGTACAACATCTTTACCATGAGCATTCTGGCAGCGACATACCATATTGACGCCGATAGTAACGATGAGGGGGAAGTGCAAGCTGAGCTGGTGCGGCGCAATTTACTAGAGCCACCACACAAGAGCGGAATGCAAACGCCAATGAGTCTGTTTATTGATCAATCCCTAGCGGCGATTTACGAGGGGTTTGCGCTGTTTGAAAAGGTTTACGAAGTGCGAGACGGCAAATTGGTACTCAAGAGGCTAGCGCACCGCGACGCCACCACGCTCACACTTATTCGTGATACTGATGGCGGTTTTGGTGGCACAAAGCAACGCACAGCCGACGCAGATGGTGTCTATCGTGAAGTGACTATTCCAGCGCATAAGTGCTTTTTGTTTACGTATGGCAAGAGTCGCAGCTATCTTTACGGTCGCAGCGCGTTCAAGCCACTGTATCCACGCTACGACAAGAAGCGTCGGCTAGAGTATTTGGATAGTATTGCTTTGCAGGCTGACGCCATTAAGCCAAAAGTTTTACGGCGTATAGCTGATGGAGTAGTGACCGATGAGTTAAAGAGGGCGCGTAATAAGGCACTTGATGTGTTGGGCAGATTAGGTAAACGCAATTCAGTAGCGTCACTGCCATATGGTTACGAACTCGATGTACTGAATACAGAGGGGCGCGATCCGCACCAATCGATTGAGCGGCAAAACTCGGAGATGGCGCGTGCATTTCATGCAAGCGTTATTCTTACTGCAACACAGGGCTCGGCGAGCAATGTTGGCTCATATAGCCTGAGCACCAACCAGAAAGACCTATTGCAAACAGCAATCACTGGTGTTATGCGGCTATTGGAAGCGCATATCAATCAGTACCTCATCGCTGACCTCATTGACTTGAATTTTGCCGAACGGCACTATCCGGAATTTCATTTCGATACGCCAGACGAATCGATTATCTCGGCGGTGTTTGAGGCGTTTAAATTGCTCGTGCAAAAAGACAAGGTGTCAGATGATATTGCTGCTGGAATCGAGGAATCAACAGCGACACGCCTTGGTATCGACCTGGAGGCGATCAAAAAGCGGCGGCAGGAAGATGCGGAAGACGACAAGTCCGCTGGTAAAGAGAACGAAAACGCGGGAGATGACAAAGATGGAGGTTCTGGCGGCGACGCCGGCAAATTTCTAGGCGAGAACGATAGCACTGCCAATGAAGCAGTGGCACCTAAACCTCATGAGCACATAATAATTGACCGTGAGATGACCGACGCCGAGAAGCGCGTCAAATTTGACGCTATTGTGGCGTGGAGGGCTGAGAAAGAGAGTAATTTCGAGACTGCCGCCACTGAGGCGTTGTGCAAAGCTGTCGCTAATATCTCACTTGACGAGGATTTCACATTGCCGTCTAGCTATTCTGCACTGATTGCAAAGTACTATCGCACGGCCTACAACTACGGCAAACTGTCGGCCGCAGATGAGCAGAAGTTGCCTGCACCAGCACTCAAGGCCGAGCTCAAAGCTCGCGAAAAACAGTATGTTGATTTTATTATCAACATGCAGACTGAAGATGTGCGCAATATCATTGCTGGCGAGAAACTGAAGCGTCCAATCAACCTGGCTGATGATGACGATATTGATGAGGATGTCGTCGGTACTATTAGCTCTGGTAATATTGACGAAAACACCCGCCATGCGCTGCTTGAGTCAATCGGGCTATTGACGAGCGCTTGGATCACTCAAGCAGTGCTCGGCACCAAGGGCACGATTATTTCACAAGGCATGAACGACGGGCGCGACGATAGTTTCGCATCGTTTGATGAAGATGACGACACAGCTGTCTATCAGTGGTCGGCACGAATGGAGAAAAACACCTGTCCAATTTGTGCCGAGCTAGACGGCAAGGTGATCTCTGCTAACGAACGTAAGACTACGTTCCAGCGGCCGCCAAAACACATCAACTGTAAATGTATCTGGACGAGAATATCGGCGTTAAACAAGGACTATAAGTTGCCGGCAGTGACAGGGATTGATAATAAGCTCATTGAGCGGCTGGAATATATCCAGAGAACAACTAAAGCTGAGCTGGCAAGTACGATACCTGGAGCGCTGAAATATACAAAGGCTGAGCTATCGAGCATTGAGTCGTACAAGGGGAATGGATTCGCCAACGTCAATCAAGTGTTATTGGGCCGGCGGGCAATGAATGCCTACGCTGAAACTGATATCAAGCAATTAGACAAGGCGATTAAAAAGACGACACTAGAGAAAGACATTGTGCTATATCGCGGTGTCGGGCTGAAAAAAGATTTGAAAGTAGGAGATGTAATTGACCATCCAAATTATGCATCCACTACAACTAGCATGGGTGTCTCGGCAGATTTTGCCGAGCACTCGGATAATCATAAATATATCCTGGAGTTTACTGCTCCAAAAGGTATGCCATACCTGGATGTAGAGAAAGTGCTAGCAGATAATGGCGTTAGCTCAATGTTAAACGAGGGAGAGTATTTACTATCCAGAGGGAAGAAGTTTGTTGTAAAAAGCATCAAAAAAAGAGATAATGGAGTTAGTATAGTAAAAGTTGTTATGACAGACGATACAAAATACTTGAGCGAAGACAGCCAAGACGATTTCAGCGAAGAAGAACTCGCCAAATTTGACGCTGCCATCGCAAAAGCCAAGGCGGATAAGGAAGCAGGCAAAGAATTAAGCCCGACGGCACGCCGGCTGCACCAAATATGGCAAATGGAGTCTGATTATTTCAACGAACATCCTGAGGCTATCAGGTCCAGCAATAAAATCAACAATTAGTTGTTTCTAACATAACCTTTGTGGTATAATAGCCGTAATGAATTGCGATCGCGTAAGGGTCGCAATTTTCTTTTGAACTCGGATTCCCATCCTAAATTTGATTATTGCAAATAAACATTTTACGAACACGGACGTTACCCTCGTAAAACTTCACTTTTCCACGCGGTCGTAATTCATACCAAGGAAGATAGGTATGAGCATGTATATTTTTGTTAATCGAGACCCAAAAGTAGAGCTGACAGATAGTCCTGACGGCAAATATAAGCGTTTTAAGAAGCAGATTTGTCAATTTGGTGAGTATGTCGATCCAACTAATATCTCCAAAAGGATGAAGCTAGACAAGATTTTCGGAAGACGTTTAAAAGAGAACTTCGACAGTGGCAAATATGGCTACGTGTCCGTTCCACTAGGGCACCCTAAAAACGCATCTGAAATGGCAGCTTGGAATAGGGGCGAAGCGGTTGACCTGGAGCTAACAGACGATGGAATCAACGCTATTCTTGAAGTTAGAGATGATGATGTTGTAAGAAGTATTGAAAATCGTAACATTCCGGATGTCTCGATGGGATTCGAGATGGAATATCTCGATAAAAAGACGGGCAAGTTTGTCGGACCGTTGCTAAAACATGTGGGGTTGGTTACCGACCCGTACATAAAAGGCATGCAACGATTCGTGCCGCTTGCCGATGAGATACCGGCAATGTTATTCAGTGATAGCCAAGTTAATAACGAAAGAAAGGATGACGAAGCTATGAATGTAAAAGTTAAAAATGACCGTGAGTTTGACGTTGAGGTCAAATGGCAGGAGAACGGCGAGGACAAGACGGCTACTGTTGCCGCTGGTGCCGAGATTGAGGTGCCAACAGATCAGGAGGAAAGCGTAAAACAGCAAATCGCTGACGCTGAGGCGCCAAAAGATAATGACAAAGAGAATGAGCTGTCCAAACGCGAGAAAGCATTGGCTGATCGCGAAGCTGCGCTGGCAGAAAAGGAAGCTGCAATAGCAAAGCGCGACGCTGAGGCGAAATTCAATAAGTTACTGAGTGATGGCAAGGTAGTGCCGGCTCAAAAGGACGCATTCATGGCGTTGTCTGAGGCATCAAACACTGAAATCCACCTATCTGATGATGAAACCAAGACCGTTGATACGTTATTAAGTGAGTTTATCGAGGCAAGTCCAAAGCTGAACTTGACCGACGAGAAAGGAACTGACGGCGAAGGCAACGGTGGCGGCGATGAAGTTCAGCTAAGCGAGGACGAACAAAGCCTGACAGACCTCGGCTTGAGCGAAGAAGATTTGAAAGAAACTAAACGTCAGGAAAAGGGAGAATAGCAAATGGCTAATCTAACAGCTCCGCGAGACGACAGCCGACAAACCGGTGATTTGGTTGAAGTTGATGCGGGAACAAATAAGATTTTTCACGGCGCTGCTGTGACAATCGCAAGCAACGGCTATGCACATGCTGGCGCTCCAAAAGAGCCTTTTGTAGGTGTCGCTCAGGAGTCCGTAACTGGTGGACTGGTGCGCGTGTACACTGAGGGTGTAGTGAGCTTTAACTGTGCGGCTGCTGTCGGTATTCAAGCAAACGTAGGCAAAAATGTCGCGCTCGTTGATGACAATACTGTCGGTTTGGCAACAGGCAATGACGCTGTAGTCATCGGGATTATTACTAAAATTGAATCGACTACATCGGTTCGAGTTAAATTACGATAGAAAGGAATAGAAAATGAGTTTGAATCCTACACAGCTCGGTCGCGCGGACCTGTACGTCAAGACAATTTTCCGCAAAGCAATGAGCGAAGAGTCGAACGACATAGCTAAAGATTTGTATACCATTACTCCAAACAAATCTGGTTTTGCGCGGATTTTGAACCTAACCGCCGTACCAGGCATGAGGCGTTGGGAGAGTGAGCGTCGACCAGGCACGTTCTCGTTCAACGTGGAGATGCAGAAAATTGGTAAATGGGAGCAGTCTGTTGCCGTTGACGGTGCAGATATCGAAGACGACGAGCTTGGCATTTACAAATCAGGTATTGAAGAAATGGCTCTCGAAAACAAGTTGATGTACTCAGCCTTGGCTATCGAGGCTATCAACAAGGGCTTCGTCACGAAGTCTGGCGATGGACACAACTTCTTCTCTACTGAGCACGGCAACCTACAAACTGGCGACCTGACAGCTGCTAATTACGAAGCTGCTCGCCTGAAAGTCCAGACTCAGAAAGCTGAAAACGGCAAATCGTTTGGCTATCTCGTCGACACTTTGATCGTTGGACCAAACATGGAAAGCAAGGCGCGTGCTGTCGTCGAGAAAGAGAATCTTGCTGGCGGGGAAAGTAACACTAACTACCACACCGCAAAGATTTTGGTTATTCCGCAAATTACAGATAATAGCTGGTATGTTGCCTGCCTGAGTCGAAAGGTTAAGCCAGTTGAAGTGTGTGAACGCCGCCCAATTGGAAAGCTGCGCCAAATCCTGAAAGATCGCCAGGAAGACCAGGACGTCTACACTTGGGGTACTGACGGTCGCTTTGACGCTGCGTATGCAAATTATCGATTAATTGCCGGTTCGGTGGGTTCTTAGGAGGAAGTCATGGAAGATCAGCCAAAATCTGAAAACAAGAAAGCTCCAGAGCAGACCAGCCAGCCAAAACCTGAAAACAAGAAAGCTGAAAAAGCCTTCTGGGTTGATGGATTTGGCGTAACAATGGCTAAATCGCAAGAGGCAGCTGAGAAGAAAGTTAAAAACATTCTTTCTGAGCAAAGCGAATAGCTTTCTGACACGGCGGCGGATAGGAGTATTTCCGCCGCCAGAATGAGAAAGGTATAAATTACAGATGACAGCGTATTACACAACACTACAAGACATACTCGAGGAGGCGGGGCTGCATCACGTTGAAAATGGCGTAGCTTTGAATGGTGTCGTTGATGGAATTAATACAACGTTTACAACCGACCGCAAGCCTATCACCGATCGTAATTTCGACGATACTGTCACAGTCGATGATTTTATTGTGTTCGTTGATGGCGTGCCTGTTAAGACCGTCAGCGTAAATGAAGCGTTTGGCGTGATTGAGCTAGAAAAGGCACCAAAGAATGATTCGGTAGTGACAATTGACTATTCATACGCTTCTGTGCCGCTACGCGTGGTTGAACTGGCTCGCAAGGCGGCAATGGCTTGGATTGATAAGAGTATGGAGGGAGTTGATCCCTGCGCGCCGTACGGCAAGTATGGCCGCGAGATACCAGGCAGGGTGGTGGAGCTGTGTACTAACTATGCAGCCGCTCGATTGCTGATCCGTGAATACGGCTTTAACCAGGACATTGAGGGCACGAGCAAAGATGGCTATAAGCGGCTAGAGGTAGTAAAACAGGATATGCAAGAGTTTGTGAAATCTGGTGGTGTTTGCGGCGCCGGCAGTGATGATTTGAGTGCTGGACTTGGCGCTGTTGGTGTACGGTGTGATGGTGATTTATTCGGCGATTTTCCGGATAGGCGACGTCGGCACAATGACGACTGCTATGAGCGCGAGGATTAAGCGATGGGCTTGCAGCTAGTATTCTCTGTCGAGGGGCGCAAAGAAGTTTTGCGGGATTTAGATACGCGTGGGCGTAAAGCTAAAAACCTGCAGGCGCCGCTCAAAGAGTCCACAGATTACATGATGAAAGTCATCGACCAAAACTTTGGTTCGCACGGTGGTGTGTGGGGTAAGTGGAAGCGACGCAAAAAAGCTTATCCGTGGCGGATGCTCGAGAAAACTGGCGCAATGCGGCGTGGTTTTCGCAGCAGGATATACACGAAAAAAGCAGAAATATCTAACTTGCGCCCATATTTTAAGTATCATCAGTCGCGCCAGCCACGTAAATATCTGCCGCGCCGTGTGATGATGGCGATTGAAGAGCAGCAAGCTAGAGAAATAACGCGCATATTTCAGCGCCACATAATGTAATAGGAGAAGACTATGACTAAATATGTTGACCCAATACTTAAGCAAATAAAGGACATCTTGGAGAAAGACGGCCCAGCAATTCTGCGTGGTCGGTACGGTTATGGCGACCCTGTCGTCATAAATAAAAGCCAGTTGACGCGACCACTAGCATTCCTCAGCTTTGACAACGACTACGAAATTCATGATTCAGCCGGCGGCGAAGTCGAGAGTAATATGGCGATCGTTTTGTGTGTGGTCGTGGATATGACCAAGGATTTCAATCAAGGAACAGATGCACGCAGTCATCTTGAACTAGTGGAATTAGTGGCGGCACGGCACGATGATATGACGCTACGAAAGGGTAGTATTATCGGCGCGCTAAGAGCTAATCAAGATCCAGGCGATCGTGTGTGGATTGATGCCGGTGAGGAAACAACAGTTGAGTTTGACGCGACACCACGCGACAAGGGATTGTTCACCGCTGAAGCTATCGTGCGATTCAAAGTGAAGCATGCTCAGTTCCGCCCAGACTTATTATCGTGATTGTGGTATAATTAGGATAACAAATTGCGGTCTCCGAAGGTCGCAATTTTCTTTTTTTGCCTCTTTATAGGAGGCGCTTTTTTGTTACCTAGGTAATAATAAAAGGAGTAAGAAATGCCAACATTTTCAGGACGAAAAGTCGCCGTCGGCATTGGGCTGGAAGACCCGAACGACAAAGGCAAGGCGGTAGCGCCGACGTATGGAGCACCGCACTTAGATATTAGCTTTAAGGATTCGCCAACCAGTAAAATGAATGAATCGGCACTCGGCACGATCATTAAGAATAATGGTAAGACCGACGTGCTGGTAGAGGGCGACGGCTCGATATCAACAAAGCTGTGGGTTAAGGGGCTGTACTACTGGCTGGCGCTAGCATTTGGACAGAAACCAACCACCACTGGCGTCCAGGGCGATACTACCGCCAAAGAGCATCTATTCACGCTGAGGGATGACAACAACCATATCTCAGCGACTATGACGATCAAGGAGCCAAACCTATCGGCGCAATTTGCCTACGCTATGGCAGATTCTGTAACGTTTACGTGGACACCTGACGACTTTCCGAAGGTAGAGGTAGCGTTTAAGTCGCATAAGAGCAAGGAAACCAGTGGTGGCAACGTGATATACACCATCGATGACACTGAATTCCTACCAAAGCACGCGATGTTTAAGATTGCTGACGATTTGGCAGGACTTGATGCGGCACCTGAGGCAAAAGACATCAAGAGCCTGACGCTAACCATTACCAAAAACTTGCAACCACAACAGACTATGGATTCCAAGGATACTTACGGCGAGATTTTGAACGGCGAGTTTGAGGTCTCTGTATCCATCGAGAAGCTATATCGCGACAAAACCTACCGTGCGATGAGCTATAATGACGAGCGTAAGGCTTTGCGACTATCATTCGTTGACGACAAGAACAAAGCCGGCACAAAAACCAATACCAGCCTGACGTTCGATATCGCCGTGGCGGCATTTAGCGGTTACGAGCCAAGCTATGGCGTGAGCGACATTGCAACAGAGAAAATTGATGCGGTTATGTTACTCAACACGGCCGATTTCAATAAGTCGATTACTGCTAAGTTGGTGAATAAATATACCTATTAATCATCTCGCACACCCGAAAAAGCCCGCAATCGCGCGGGCTTTTTATTTAGCGGTGGCGACTCTCGCAAGCTATGCCATCACCATCTCTATCTAGGTTTGGAGAATAGCCTGGTTCACCCTGACGCATGTTGCTGTATCCTGCAGCACGCGCCTCTTTGCAGCTGCTGAAACTTACATCACCACCAGGTTGAGTCTGTTGCGGAGCGGGAGCAGCGGGTACGGCTGGTTGTGCTACTGATTTTTCTGTATCGCCAGAGCAGGTAGTCGGCGACCACAAGCCCTTGTTTTCCTCTCGCGCTAGTCGCTGAGCTTCGCGAAATTGTGACTGCCACCTGTGTGGGTTTGAATTATAAGTATATTCATGACCATAGCCTTCACGAATCATTACGTACGCAATATTTGTTCCGTCCTCCAGGTAAATATAAAACAGATCACGACCGTACTTATCTTTGCTACTTTGGGTAGGATCGGCAACTAGATAAACCGTTTTACCAGACACCAGATCCTTCATTTTTTGAGAAGCTTCCGCACCAAAACATTGAACGGGTTTGCGCGGGTGTTTTGTTTCTGGTGTGTCAATGCCGACAAGGCGTATTTTGTTGTGTTTAGACGTACGAATAGTGTCGCCATCTATTACCTCTGTTACAGTGTCTTTCTCGCCTTGCTTGAAATTGACATCTTGAGCTAGCTTATCATCGAGCTTTGGCGTCTCTGGCTTTTTTTCTGGCTGTTTTTGTTGTGGCTGTTCGTTTTTAGTTTGCTGAGTGTTGGAGGATTGCTTTTCTGCCTTACGAACCTGCGATAGCATAGGCGACCCTATGCTAAATAAAGCAATTATGAAACATATTGCCACAATACGAGAAATGGCGGCTACTTTTTTCCATTTAAAAATTACCACCCCCAGCAATATAATACTAGTAATTATGAGGGTTGTTGCTACTGATTCCTTTAATCCGCTTGGAAGCCAGCATAAGAATATTATTGCTATTACTATGATGAACCAATTGGGGAGGAGCTTGCGCCAATCGGGCTTATCGTTTGTTTTTTTATCCAAAGATCGTATCGCTTTCATATTATGAATTATAGATGCAATCTGGTATAATACAAGTAATAAGTTGCGATCACTTCGGTCGCAATTTTTCTTTTTTGCCACAAGGTGGTCGCTTTAATGAGCAAAGGAGCGACACGATGTTTCCAACGAAAAAAATCAAGCTGGCCAATGACGGCGAAGCAGTAATTAGAGCCACTTTAACCAACCGCGACCGGATTCATATTTCTGGCGCAGGTGACAAAGAGAATATTATCTTGACCGGCGTCAGGATTCTTCTCATGGAATACAACGGTAAAACAGGCAAGGAGGCTATTGATTCTTTCCTTGAGTCTACAAATGGGAAGGATTTTGAGGCAGTCTTTGATGTCGTCTCAGAGACTATCAACGGAATATCAGATTCCCCAAAAGGAGAATAGCGCTTGCGCAGGATTATGAGCGAGCGTATCGAATAAAGTCTGTAATTCCAAAGCCGATAGTTATCGCAGGAATACTCAAGGACTATGGCTGGACTTATGACGAATATTTGGATACGCCCGAGTGGATTATAGAGGCGATCATGGCGAAGCGGGTTGTTGAAGACAAAATGGAGGCTGAGTCCTACGATAAATTATCGAAAGGGTGTAGTTAGTTATGTCCAGTAATGAGCTCACCCTAACGATTAAGGGCAACAGTTCACAGCTGATTGCGGCTCTGAATAAGGCTGGCGCGGCTGTTGATGGCTTTGCTAATAAGTCTAGCAACTCTGGCAACAAATCTAAAAATGCATTCAGCGGCTTGAGCGGTGCAGTTTCGGTCGCGGCTGGTAATTTAATTTCTGCTGGCATTCATAAATCCTTCGATATGATCAGCAATTCCGTTGATGATGCTATCCGTCGCGTGGACATTTTGAATAACTTTCCTAAAGTGATGAGTAACCTCGGCATATCTGCCGATGCGTCAAAAAAGGCAATCACGCAAATGTCCGAGTCTCTAAAAGGGTTGCCGACGTCACTAGATAGTGCAGCCGCTTCGGTTCAACGTCTGACATCGAAGAATGGTGACGTTGGCAAATCTACTGAAATGTTTCTGGCGCTCAACAATGCTATTCTAGCCGGTGGCGCGCCAATGGATATCCAGGCTACGGCGATTGAGCAGATCTCACAGGCATATGCTAAAGGCAAGCCAGATATGATAGAGTGGCGCGCATTACAGAGTGCTATGCCAGCACAGCTGAAGCAAATTGCTCAGGCGTTCTTCCAAAACGGCTCAGCTTTAGATGTATACCTCAAAAAGGCGCAGGAATATGCTAAGAAAAATCCAATGTCGTCAACTGGCAAGGAGCTTCTGGAGCAGTTGGCTGCGGTTAAAGATGGTACTGGAGACATGACAACGGCTTTAGGCACAGCCATGCGCACTGGTATCATATCGATGGACGATTTTATGGACACGATTACTAAGCTGAATAAGGAAGGTGCTAATGGGTTTCAGAGTTTTGAAAAACAGGCGCGCAATAGTACAGGCGGCATCCAAACAGCGATAGAAAACTCTAAAACTGCGGTGGTACGTGGCATCGGGAAGATTATTGAGGCTTTTGGAAGCGGCAACCTAGCTGAAACTGTTAGCGGTTTAGGATCTGGGTTTGAGAAAGCTCTCGCCTCAGTGGCCGGGCTAATAAAATTCGTGAAAGATAATAGTACGGTGTTCACAGTAATAGCAGTTGGGGTTGCGGTATTCACTGGCGCAGTAGTCGCATACAATACCGCTGTATGGCTAGCTAGTGCAGCCTCTAAAGCCTGGGCTGTTGCAACACAAACGGCAACTGCCGCGCAATGGTTATTTAATGCTGCCTTGAGCGCTAATCCATTGGCTCTATTGGCCGTATCTCTTGCAGCAGTTGTAGCTGGGATGGTTTGGTTTTTTACTCAGACAGAGACAGGTAAGAATATCTGGAATGGGTTCGTGGAATTCTTATCATCAACAATTACATCAATTGGGCAATGGTTTCAAGGGCTCTGGAATGGCATCGTAAACACTTTTAGTGGTGCTGCTGGCTGGTTCGGTAGTATATTTCAAGGTGCATGGAACGCAATCACTGGCGTGTTTGGAAGACTTGGCGGGTTTTTTGGTGGCATCTGGAATAGTATTACTGGTATGTTTTGGCAGCTTGGTAGTTTTGTTGGCAATGCTATCAGTGGAGCAGTTAGAGGTGCCGTCAATGGTGCATTGAGCATGGTAGAAAATATGGCGAATGGATTTATTCGCACAATTAATAATGCAATCGGAATTATTAATAAAATTCCAGGCGTTCATATTAGTAACATCGGCATGCTTCACGTTCCACGACTAGCGACCGGCGGTATCGTGCCGCCAACTAACGGCGGCTCGATTATCTACGCTGGCGATGGCGGACAGAATGAATGGGTCGTGCCAGAAAGCAAAATGGCGAGCCTGGTTGAACAGATTAATAGACGACGCAGTGGTGACGGTGGTATGACAAAACATATAACCGTAAATAACACCTACAACGTGCGTGACAAGGTCGACGCGCAGATGGTAGCGAGCGATTTAGGATATTTATTGAGTCAGGCGTAGGAGGCGATTATGTGGCAAGTATTCTTGAACGATTTTCAGATAAACGATCAGCTCATCGGCATGCACCTGGATGAGCCGATTGAGGGCTTGGCGGGGTTGCCTGCAATTCGTACGTCGCAGGGGACTAACTTAGGACGAAATGGCGGCTGGACAACAAAACAGCTGTATGAGGCGCGATTTATTTCGTTTAGCGGGCGGATTTTCGGCAGGACGGTACGTGAAACTGAGGAGCGGCGGCGTGAGTTTGCCACGATTTTAGCAAAGCTGGTGAAAGATAAGGGAACACTTCGCGTGATTACGCCTGGCGGACAAGTTTACTCGACAGAAGTAGTGTTAATTGGTGTAGAGATGCCGATTGAAAAGTTACTAAATCTGGTGAAGTGGAAAATCAACCTGAAAGCAGACGATCCATTACTGTACGATAACGGCGATGGTGAATTGCTGGCAACTATTCGCAAGACGCGCCAGGGCGGGTTCACGATACCATTCACGCTACCGCTGTATATCAGTCCAGATGAGCAGCCAGCAACAATCAATAATTCTGGGAACGAGACAATACTGCCAAATATAATCATCCATACCAAAGCCACTAATCCAAAGCTAATAAATCGTACGACAAATCAAGTGATGGAGCTTATTTTGACGGTTGGAGCGGGCGGTAAATTGGAAATTGATATGAAAAACAAGACGATTTTGTTGGATGGAATGAATGTGTATGATTCGCAGGCTGCTGGCTCAAGCTTCTGGGGATTGGTGCCCGGCGACAACATGATCGAGCTGCAAACTGACGAGCAAGACGAGCAGACAGAAGCAGAGCTGCGATTTAGGAGCGGATACATAGGGATTTGAGCCATGGCGAAGTATAAGATTGAGGTTTATAGCAAGAATGGAAAATGCCTCGGCGACATTCGCCATTTGGCACAGAGGCTAAAATGGACTGAGCAGCGCAACGCCGCCGAGACGGTTAGTTTTCGGATGGATTTGGCGCGATACGAGGAATACGTCAAAAAAACTGGCATGCGGCCGTATGACTTTATGGACGCAGGCACGACAGACATTAGAGTTGTGCGCGACAGCAAGGATAGAGTCGGCGCACACCTGATTAAAGCGGCATTTTCGCCGAATGACCCATCAGTTGATATTGAGCTGAGCTTTACTGGCTACCTCAACTATTTCAAGGACGCTTATGTGGACGCTGATTATGACAAAACTAGACAAGGCGATATCGCTTGGGGTGTAATAAATCAGTACCAAGGAAAGCAGGACGGAGATTTCGGTATTCGGCGCGGTAGGTTTACATCACTCGGCAAAAACCCGCGTCAGCGCCATCAGAAGCGGGCAAATGTGAAAGACTTTCTGGTGCGGCTGAGTAATGTCATTGACGGCCCAGATTTTCAGTTTACGCCTGATAAAAAGTTCAACACGTTTGACGCTATGGGAAGCTATCGTCCAGATATTCGATTGAGCTACCCAGGCAATGTAGCTAGCTTTGGATTTGAGCGAAGTGTAGATAGCCTGGCTAATTATGTGATTGGTATTGGTAGCGGTAACGGTGACGATGCACCGAGTACATACGCTACCGATCCATATTCGCGCAAGGCGCTGTATCGTCGTGAGAAAATTGTAACGTTTAGCTCGGTCGTTCGTGAGACGACTTTGCAAGAGAATACAAATGGCGTATTGGAACTGCTAAAAGACGTGCGCGAGCTGCCGAGCTTTACACTATCTGACGGCGTGCTTGATTTGAATGACGTGGGCCTCGGCGACACAATATATATTGAGATGAATGGCTATATCATGTTCGAACACATCCGTGGATTCTACCGTATTGAAAAAATTGAGGTTGACGTGGATGAAAATGATGCCGAAGAGGTAACTCTGACCTTTGATAATTTAAGCGTGGATGACATCATCGCGCAGCAGGAAGAAAATGAGTAGGCTAACTGAGCTGGAAGAACAAACCGCCATTGGCTTACTGGCGCGTTTACGTGCGCAGCAAGCTGAGATGAAAGTAACTCCGCAGCTGACGAGCGTAAAGTCGGGTATTCAAACATACCAGGTGCCTGAGAATAATTTGTGGGATGAGTTTGACTTTGTGCAGGTTGTCAATGGTGTGGAACAGGTGACGCGAACGCGGGTGGCGGAGTTGCCGGGAACTGGCAGTTTACAGGCCCCTAAGATGCTGGAGGTTACGACGATATACGCGCCGAAATATCAGGATTCGCCGGTAGCATATCCGTATCTAGTGTTATCGCTTGGTGGTCAAGATTGGCAGCCAAGATATTCGCCGTCGTTTGGACTGGGCTTTGGAGTACCTAACGATGGCAGTAGCAACTCGATATACTCAGCGCAGTATTTGTTGGATCAGACGGACTATTCCGCTAAAAAGATCATATTGACATATCTAACGAACGCGCATTACGCGACAGCGAGCAGCGACGACGTAAAGTTGCGCGTGCGCTTCCGCTTGCGTAGTACTGATAGGGGCAAAACATCAGTGAGGGTGAAATTATATGGCTAAAAGCAGATTAAGCATGAATGACTATATTGCAGAAATAAAGGCATTGGAGCGAGAGCTGAATGACGAGAAGACGCCGCAGTTTGTCGGCTCAGAGCAGATTGTGATGAAACTGTCTGAGACAAATAGCCGCTGGGATATATCAATCACACCATACAGACCAGGTCAAGCATTGAGTGATGATGGATGGAATGTCTGCATTGTTACCGCTAGAGCCTTGAACTCTGGTAACTTGGTGGCGAGCTTGGCGGTAGAAGCTAGTGTGGATTGGGCACTTGAAGAAATGATCGATGTTCCATTGCCATCAAGCCAATCTAGCGTGAAAAAGTGGTTCATACCAGTTTTCGGACTAAAGACACAGCCAATACAGCTCAAGTTTCAGGTAATTGCAAATGACAATTGTTCAATTAACTTCGAGGAGTGGACGCCATGGTAGTAAATCGAGTTGATTCACAACCGAACTTGTTACGTGAACTGAAAAATTTGGAGCGCTGGCAGCGCGAGAAGAAGGAGCTGCAGATTGTCGGAGCGGATGCCGTCAGGACGTTTTTGATAAAAACAGGAAATACGTGGGACTGCGACGAAACATTGCCGCTATCTCCTGATTTGACACGTCAGAGAGAATTCATAGTAACATTTTGCCCAAATAATAAGGCCGCAGGATTGGATTTACATGTAAAAAGCGAACTGGCTGGAGCCCCGAATGCTAAGCCGCGAATAACATCTGTACGCCGACGCGTGACAGACATAAAATCGCAGCGATGGCGTGTACGAGTTAAGTATTACGGAGACCAAGCCGTGAGGGTTAAGTTTTTCGTTTCAGCAACAGGCAAAGGGACTCTGACTGTGGTATAATGTAGGTAATAAATTGCGACCGCTTGGTGGCAATTTTTTTAGCCTTTCCTGGCGGCGCGCGGAAAGGATTTGAAATATGACAAGACGAGTTTTCAACTACGGCGGCGGGATGCATAGCCCGGCAGCTCTGACACAGTTTTTGCGAGATACGCTTGACGGTGAGGTGGCGAATGGCATGGAGGTGGTGGCTAGTAGCGGCATGAATATCACCGTTAAAGCGGGGACAGCTTCGGTCGGAAAAGACCCATCATATGATATCAATATCGCAGGGACTGAGACGGTCAATATAGGTGCAGCGTCGCCATCGAACCCAACAAACACATTAATCGTAGCTTATGTTGACCGCGATGTTGCCGGCAGTACAGCTGTAACAGATAACACCAATGATGTATTTAAGCTAAAAGCAGTTTCTGGCGCAGCAGCCGCTACACCATCTGATCCAACAACATCAGCGATTCAGGCGGCAATTGGCGCAGCAAATCCATTCATCATCCTGGCAAGAGTTCGAAAGCAGGCTGGTGCTACGTCTGTAGCCGAGGGTGATATTACTGACTTGCGCAAGATGATAACATTGAGAGATGGCAGAATTAATAAGCCAGAGATTATATCCAATGGTACGATAGTTTCAAAGCATATTAAAGATGATATAATCCTACCACAAAATCTGTCACCGTCTGCTCGTGGCGACCGCAGCACGTCAGAAGTCGACACCGGCATGAAGTGGATTGACGGCCGTACAATTTACCAGAAGACATTTGAGATGGGCGGACTAAAAGTTGCTGGTAAAACGACGAAACCACATGGCATTAAAAAATTAGATATGGTTATTAATATCCGTGGTATTGCGAAAGAAGACAGTATTGGCGCAACTATCAACTTACCGCACGCTGCCGACCAGCAAGCTTATGCAGTGACAGTTTACGCCGATAATAATAACATCAATATCCAAACATACGCAGATCAATCTGGCTATAAGACCTCATTTGTGACAATTCAGTACGTTAAGAAGTCTTAGACAACGCCAATTGCCATCCATGAAATCCCATGCCAAGCCCCACCGAGAATACTAGAGGTAGAGACTTGTATGTTCGCTCCAGTATTAGTGATGACGCC